TTACCTGTGGATGATGTCAGGGATTTGTATGATCCTGTATACTGGGCTTCTAAACATATTAGAGTTATAGATGATATTAGTGGTGATATATCTTTGTTTTCTGCGCGTGGTTATCAAGAACCTGTGCTGGCTTGTACAGCAGAACGTAAGGTAGATCGTATGGGTCGTGGTATGGGTAAGACATTGTTGGGTGTTATTGAGGAACTACATAAAGTTACTACTAGAAAGAATTATGAGATCCTTATTCTATGCCCAGCAAAAGCTCAAGCTCAAAAATGGTTTGATGATCTTCTCCGTCAATGTGAGAATGATCCAGACCTTGATGGTACGGTAAAGAACTCAAAGCAGCAGCCATTCTATCTTATTGAGTTCATGAATAACTCTACTATATCTATATTCACTGCTGGGTCTTCATCTGGTAGAGCTGCTAATGTTATTCGTACGCAAGATCCTCGCCGCACTAGATTAGAAGAGCAAGACTTTCTCAATGAGGATGATTACAAGGCTGTAATGCCTTTCCTCAAACGACATCCTAACTCTGAATTCCATGGTGCTTCAACACCTACTGGAGCTAGATCAACATTCTGGGAAATGTGTACCAAGAGATCTATCTATAAGGAATTCTTTGCCCCTATTACTCTTCATCCTGATTGGTCTCCAGAGATGGAAGCCACTCTAAAGCTCGACGCAAAAACAGATGATAATTATCGCCATGAGTTCCTAGCTGAATTTGCTGACTTAGCACAAGGGGTATTCAAATCCTTTTATGTAGATAGAGCCCGTACTCATTACACCTATAAAACTTGCCGATACATTCCTGGCAAGAAATATTATATGGGTGTTGACTGGAATGGTCAGGGTACAGGTACTCGTATTAGGGTACTGGAGTATGAGGAATCAACCAAGAAACGGAGAGTAGTTGAGACTACTACCGTAGCCGGCCTACAAACAACTACGCAAGATAGTCTGGACAAGATCCGAGACATGAATAGATACTGGCATTGTGAAGGTGTCTATATTGATAAAGGATTTGGTAATGTTCAGGATGAAATGTTGCGTCTCATTGGTAAGAACGCTACTAATCCTGATGATAAACGATTGATGGAAGTAAAGGTTATAGACTTCGGCGCCGAGATAAAAACCAATAGGCTAGTTCCGAATAGAGGTAACTCCAAGTATATAGATGAAGACGAAGAAAAAAGACGGACGAAACCTTTCATGGTTGAGGGTGCTGTCATGTGCCTGGAGTCTGGGTTATTCGAGTTCTCTGATGCAGACGACGTACTTGATGCACAGTTTCGAGCATACCGAGTAAAGACCTGGTCTCAGCATGGCTTTGCTAATACCTATGATTGTGGGTCAGAGGGTGACCATGATCTAGACGCTACAATGTTGGCACTGCTAGGTATAGAACTCAAGTATGGATTGACTGCTATACCACAAGCTAGACATATAGCTACTGTAGCTTATACTGGAGGTTTCGGTGAAGGACATAGTGATACACATGAAACTGCTACGAGAGCTGCTGAAGCCCGCCAACGTGCTCAAGAAACCTCTACTGTTCCTTCGCGCCAAATGCCGGATAAACCGGATGATACAGCCCCTACGATTATCCTCCCTGGACAACGAAGCCATATCGTTATACCAGGCAGATCTCGTGATGCTCACGTGTCTAGAGTTCCTAGTCGTACAGAGACTTTCAGACAACCAAGCACAAGCAGTCGCAGTATTCCTTCAAGGACTACTCCTGTAGGGCCTATGCGTACTCCAGCAGGACAAAGACCTAATCCATTCACATCACCTTTCATAGCGCCGCGGCCAACGAGGGGAGGAAAGTAAAATGTCTAATGAAGTGCAGAGTCAATTTTCCACTGATATATTGAATCAGTTTCATGTGAGTATAGGTTTGAGTTTACAGAGCAAGCTGAATAACTGGCAAGGAAGACAGGATATACAGTATGAGTCTATAAAGGGATTGATGAATGTTGACTTCCATAGTTTGTTAGATTTCAAGTTCCAGATGGCTCTGTACTCTTCTACTAATAATATTCTCCAAGCAGCCTGGGCATTAATACAAGCCCTCGTTCCAAACAATGCAAAACTATTAGCTACATTGATCCGATTACCGAATTTTGGTAATATTCCTTTGGGTAGTTCGGTGTTGTCTCTGGTGGGCGTTTCCAACATAGTAACGGCGCCTCAGGATATCCTCACCAATGCTAGCCAGTTTCAGGCTACTATATCTTCGGTGAGTTAACTGTGAGTTTTAAACCAATCAAGTTCACGTATATACCACCACCAACTATTCCGCCACAGTCTGTCTTACAGCCCAGTACTAATCCTGTGGGAGTAGCGACTGCGGTATCCAATGAGTTTGGTACCAGTATAGCAGCCAATAGTAGTGCAGCAGCTCTAGTAACTAGATTATCAAAGATGTCAGAGACTGCAGCTTATCTACAACAGGCTATTATGTCGTTGGCTCCTAATCTAGGTATCGTACTTGATTTCTCGTCTAATCCAGATTTGGGAAGGGCTCTATCTCGTATCTATAATGTAAAAACACCGCCGACAGCTATGGACATGACAATGTTCAATACGCTGCTACAAACATATATCAACTTTAATAGGTTTGATATAATGAATGCTACCGATTCTCCTGTAGAGATTCTACCAACTCAAAGGGCGGATGTTGGTTTAGCTGTAAAGGCTTTTCAGAACTCTCTTATTTCAACTGGGGTTTATAATCAGACTCTACCTATTCTGTTGAATTCATTGAGTGGGGACCAAGTAGTTTTCGACTCTTGGACTAATGCATTAAAGCAATATCCAATCTTATCGGTTTCACAGCAAACACCCGTTCAGTTAGCCCAGTCGGGTACCTCTACAGTGGCTTCAACTAGAGATCTGAATAGTTCATCTACTGATGTAAGTCCTGCTTTATCGGAGTTAATGAATGGAATACTGGATCAGTGGCAGCAAAGTTTTGCGGGGATCTATAAAGTGGTGGCTTCCCCCGATCCGACTGAAACGGCACTACCATCTGTCGTGGCTACGTTATCTACTCAGCCAACCTCGGATCTTAACAGACTAAGTACTCAATTGACAAATTTGATTGCCTTTCAACATACGCCGTCGCTGCAACAGTCAGTTGATAGTGTTGATAATCAAATATTACCTAAGTTACTAAGTCAAGTCATTAATCATGCTGGTAATATGGATTACATGACTCAAGTATCCGTTACTCCTTCTTTAACACTTACTGGATCTATGGGTAGCTTAATGTCTACTTTAGCTACGGTGAATATAGGTGCTATACTAAATGTAGGATTAACTGGTACTGTTGCTGTGTCAGCTGGGGGTTATAATCCTCCTCCAATAACGGCCGCTCAACAACAAACCCTGGCTGGTCTACCAGAAGGCTTACAAATATTGGGAGCTAACATATCCTGGTCACAAAATGAATCTACTAGACAGAATACATTGATACAACAATCGATGCAGCGTCTTGCAATACGCCGAATGACTAATCAGAGCAATCAAACGGAGATGTTGATTAGTTTGAAGTCCATAAGTTCCTCTATTGGGATAATACAATCTATTTTGCAGTCTGGATCTAATACCCCAATAGCTAGTGGTAATACAACAAGTTTGAATGCGAATATTGTAACACCATCAATTAGTCTTCAATCCTTTGGTACCTTGATTAGCTCATTACCGTCACAAAGTGGATCTTCGTATGCATTGGATGGAAACACACTGACCGTGACTCCTCCACAGATACCTACGGCATCAGCTAACGTACAGTCCGTTCTTACTGCAGGTGGAGTTAATCAGATAACTACCCAATCATTACAAGTACCAGTTAGTCTTAATGTATAATAGGTGTATAATGCCAATCAAGAAATCTACAACTAAAAAAGTAAAGACTGAAGACATATCACCTCTTCTGACTTTAGCTGAACAACAGGCTTTAAATGCTGAGATTCGTCTGGACAATCTACAGCGCAAAAAGCAAGGTCAGACTTATGGTAAGTCATTCACTGTAGTTGATATGAAGAAAGGATCCAAGCATTTGGATCCTAATGTACTTGGATTGGGCGACCGTAGTAAAGAAACTATTCATCAGATATCAGTTCAAGATAGGATTCAAGGTGCATATGATCTCTTTAAGAATTGTACCCCGTTAGAAACTAGAGCTAAGGATCCTTTTACCTGGAAAGACAGAGACAGAGAACAAGCTTCTTTTGATAGAGTCACTCGGTTGATGCAGAGAGATGGTCTTAACTCGGAAGACTTGCCTGAGATACAAAGGAAGGTACGTAAAAAGATTGAACAAGAAAAGGATTATCTTAACAGCTACTATGGTCATTATGGTACTATCCTACCTGAGTACGATCAGTATGAACCTTATACTATGTTGGATACAGAGGCTTATTTAATGCGGGCTATAAAACGCCAGCATTCTTTGATGTTTCGTCAAGGTTTTAAGATACAAGGAGAGAGCCATCGCTTTACTAGATATATTAATGCCCGCCTAAATCAAATAGGTTTTGTTATGGGTATGACAGTAGAGAGTTTTCTCAAGGATATACTAGAGAATCTATTGATTATTTCCAATTGCTTCCTTCTGAAGATTAGAGATGATAACGGATGTAGCGGAGGTATCTCTAATAAAAAGAATGATGATCGTATACCAGTAGCAGCCTATATGATTCTTCCTCCTCACTCAATCTTTCCTTTCGTAAATCAAAGGGGTGAAATCATTAAGTGGCGGAGGTATTATGGTTCCGCCCGCAAGTATAAAGATTATAAACTAGAAGACGTTATCCACTTCAAGTGGGACGTAAAGCCAGGACATGTTTATGGGACCCCGAGAACCGTATCGGTCCGCGATGATATTTTCGCTCTTAGACGCTTGGAAGAGAACGTTGAAATGCTCCTCATTAACCATCTTTTCCCTCTGTTTCATGTTAAGGTTGGGACGAAGGAAGCACCAGCTCAGATGCTCGTTGACGGAATCACAGAAGTCGATCTTATTAAAGCTGAACTGGAGAACATGCCAAAGGAAGGCGTGTTTGTTACGGATGAGAGAGTTGAAGTAGACGTAGTTGGTATCAATGGTGAAGCTCCTGATCCAGAAGATATAATGACACATTACAAAGCCCGTATCTTTACTGGGCTCGGTGTTAGTTCTATTGATATGGGTGAGACTGATACAGGAAATCGTGCCACAGCAGAGAATGTCTCCCAGAACTTGAAAGACCAAGTTAAGTCGGATCTAAACTGGTTCTGCGGCCAGTTCAAACATTACATTGTCCAGGAGATGTTTGAGGAGTCTAATGAACCTCTCTCTGTACAGCGTGCTATTCTAGATGTGAATCTAGTATTCCCTGACGTTGATGTGGATGGACACATCAAGTGGGAGAACCACGTTATTGAGAAATTCAATAATCATCTTATTACAGAAAATGAAGCTCGTCGTCAAACTGGTATGATACCATTCAACAAACAACAAGCTAAGATGACACATTACGAACTCCACGTTAAGGATTTGCAACAAGAAGGTATTAAGTTAAAGAACAAGGGTATGATTGAAGCTATGGCTGTACGCGGTGAAGTTGCTGCTGGTGGATCAGATCCAGAAGGCAAGAGCAAGAAAATTAAAGTCAGCAAATCTAGTTCTAGCGCCGCATCAGTAACAAATAAAAATAGACCTGCAAATCAACATGGAAGTAATATGGATCCTCATTCTGCACGCTCTTCTATGGATCCAAATCTGATATATGATTTGCTGGAACAAGAGATGGATAGGTTACAGGCAGAGGGCAAACTAAATAGTGCTGGATGGTATAAAGCGTCTGGGGTCGTAATCGATAAGTACGTTGAAACTTGCATGCGTGAAGCCCCTCAGGATTACTATACTAACCAGGAACAGATGGAGATAGAGTCCTTCCGTCAATTAGCAAAAGATCGAGTAGCTCAGACGACAGATCTAGATATTATATCGGTTTTACTCAATGATCTTGTCGACCAGTATTTTGAGGAACCAGATGCCGAAGAATTCACCGAAAACTCGCGAACAGAAGACGAACCTGTTGAACGGGAGCTTGGATCAAGTACTGACTAACCTTGGAGCAGCTCGCGGTACAGCAGCTCATGTTGCAAGTCATGGTACTCCAGAAGGAAGCAGCCGAGCTGGTTTATCTGGAATGAGCCCGAAAGATCGAAATGCTGTTATAGCTATGCAACTAGCCGAAAAGTCTAAGCGATAAGGAGGCTCTGATGGGTCTCCTATTTATGAGGGACTTTTATAACCTCACCGTAAAAGAAGTAGAACCTTCCAAGAAGAACCTTTCAGAATGTAAAGATGATTCCGAAGTAACTGGTAAGTCTTTACTTGTAAAAGTAGAAGCTACTCATTCTGGAATAGTCAATGGTAACCAGCGTTTCTATCGTCCAGATCGTATGCAAGATTCGGTCTATCGTTGGACGGAACCTGGTAAGGCATTGAAGCCTGTTTTGGTCGAGCATGAGAAAGATGCCTCTGCAATAGGTAGAATTCATACTGCTCGTTATGTTGACTTTTCCCACAAGTATAGGGAAGAGCTACCAGAAATAGGTAATATGCTTTTTTATGCAGACGCCGTATCTAAGCGTCTGGACCTATATAGATCCATCAATATGGTTCTGGATAAACTCCAGCCACGTGAGGACTATAGAGGCCTAGGATACATCGAGTTGGGGATGAAAGTCACCAATCCGGATGCAATCCGAAAGGTGCTTTCAGGAGAGTATCTTACAGTCTCGGTTGGTTTTCAGACTGATCAGGCTATCTGCTCTGCGTGCCACACGGATTGGGCTTCTGACGACCGATGTGAACATAAACTGGGAGAGTCAGTTGATGGTAAGAAGATGTTTCTTATCGCTGGCAACTTCTTCTATAAAGAATGCAGCTTCGTAAACTTTCCTGCCGACCCCTTTGCACAAGTTATCTCTAAGGAACTTCTGCGGGATAACCTAAACAATAAGATGTTCTTCATGGGTATGCGACCAGAAAAACAGGTCAAACTGCTGACAGTTTGTGAAATGGCCGATAGTAAAGACCTAGCAGTGATGTATGAATCCGATATTCAAGTTGCCGACCCCGACATCAAGGACAGTGAGATGCTTGCAGAACTCCAAAATTACCTAGATGAAATGAATAAAGCCCCTCTGACAAAAGAGAGGGCTGTTGCAATCTCTGATGCGATTAAGGCATTAGCACCAAAAGAAGATGCCGAGAAAGAGATGGTACGTAGGGTTAATACGACCCTGAAGTCACACGTACAGAAGCACAACCTTGAGGTTGTAGCTGACAAAAAGATTACTAAGGAACAAGTAGAAGCCAAGATTGAAGTTTTGTCTACTACCCTTAAAGATATGTCGGTTGAAGCGCGAACTAGCTATATAGCACGCATCACCGAAGAGGCCAAGCAGTTCGAACTGGAAGTTCCAGCTATCGATGTACAAAGCCTCAAACTTACTAAAACTCAGAAAGATGAGAAGCAAGTGACTGGGACTGATTCTAAGAACCTCCTTGCTGAACTCCATAAAGTTGCATTGTTCTCTTTCGAAGATGCAAAGATCCCTTCGGATACACTTGCTTGTATTGATACCTTGCACGGCCATTATACCGCGGCCGATGAGCAGGGTAAGGGAATAATGAGATATAGCCTGTATGCTAATTTGGGTACTTGGCAGGCAGCCTCTGATCGTGATTATGCAATGAATCGTTTGAAGGAACTCGAGACAGCAGAAAATAAAGACTCTGTTGCTCCTATCGTTCTTACCGACGCTGAGACAAAAGCCCCTCTGATGGTGATCGGTGCTAGTCTCAAATCTGAAATGAGTAAAGGTTTAGTGCCAAAGGGAACATCTGATAGTTATGCTTCCCTGAACAAGGCCTATAGTGCAGCCGATGCAGAAGGCAAATCACATATACTTAGTGCCTCCGGCGCATTGTTAGAACACTGGCATGCTGGGTCTATGCTTGAGTTTCATCGCAAGCTGATGGCGCCAGGATCCGGCCAGATAGTAAAAGACGGCGAAATTGTCTTGACCAAGATCGAACATGATACTTTGATTACTGGTCAAGAGAGACTTGAGACTCAGTTGGCAGGAGTAAAAACTGACCTCGACGCTCTACAGCAACAGAATACAGTCCTAGTGAAGAGCCTGAAGAAAGATAGGGCCACCACACTTGTAGCAATTAAAGTGCTCACTGGAGAAGCTGGCTTCCAGGGTCTTTCTGATGCCGACGTGAAAACGAAGGTAACTGAAAGAGAACAGCGCAGCCTGGCAAGCTTGAGAGATGCATTGGATGATGAGCTAGGTAAGCTGTCTGGCTTCACCTTCCAAAGTAGTTCGGCAGCATTGAGGCCCAATGAGGCGGGGACTAGAGACGTAAAAGATAATGCTAAACTCCCCACCGATACTACAAACGTGACTGATAGCCAAGTGCCGCCAGCACGGAAGACACCTCTACCTAAGGATCCAAAGGCTGCAAGAGCCCTCCTGTTCTTTGAAGCAAAGACCAAGGACCTTGTTCCGGCCTCTAAGGAGTAATTCAAATGAGTTTGGATATTAACAACAACTATCGTGGTACACTCTATGGTCGTGACCGTTTGGGATACACGACTCCTGATGCGGATGCATCTGAACCGCTGCGTCCTTTCCTTCCAGTTCCTTATCCTGCACCTTGGCTTCCGGGTCGTAGACTTGATGAGGGGCATCCTGTGGGAGCTCAAGTAGTTATCAGCTCGCACCAGATTGTTGGTCTAGATAAGTCAGGGGCTCTTATTCCCGCCGGCTTTATGTCTGGTACTACAGCTAGCTCTATTACCACTGCATCTACTAACACTCCTATCGGTGCTATTACTGCCTCTTCGCAAACCGGTTCGGTGGTTACCTTTACAGTTACCAGCACTGCTGGTCTGCAAGCTGGAGATACTATCTCTATTTCTGGTTTGGGAACCAACGGTACCGCTTGGAATGGAGCTTATACTATATTTGCTGTAACCTCCCCTACTCAATTCCAAGTTGTCCAAACTGCTACAACTGCAGGCTCTGACGGTTCTGGTACAGTCCGCGATTATGAAGGCTTATATTGTGCTATCCAATATGGTCAGAATGACGTCGGGTTTGCACGCAATGCTGTAACAGGTAATCCTGTGGCCGCGGCAGGTGAATATGTAATCCTCGCTGCCCCAGCTGATGCTGTACTCGGAGACATCGTTGTATTCCCAAATGGTAATACAATTGCTGTTACAGATGCCGACCTTACATTTGCAACTGGGTTTAATGACGCTGCTCATGCTTCTCGCGTAGTTGGTGTGACAGGTTGTAACCTTATCCCCAACGGAGTAGCCCGCCCAATCGGATATGCTATTCGTAACGTGTTTCAATTCCTCGGTGGTGTGAACTTGATTAGCACAACCGGTGGAATCTTCTATACCCTTGAATCCATGGTTCCTATCCAGTTCCGTATCCACAACTACATGCATGAAATGGGAACAGCTATTCAGACTCATTTCTGTCTCCGCCTGCCTTGGATCGGAGCAACTCCTACAGCCCTGCAGTCTTTTGCAGCTGCTGATGGTATCTCTGGATATGTCCAGACAGACTTCGGTCGCAGCTTTGTACACGCAACAGGTGGAATAGCAGGCAACCCATATGCATTAAATGGATTGTCAGTGGTTCCTTCCCGCTTGGGCTTTGGTTCTGATGCTGGAAATTATTCCTTCTATAACGCAGCCGTCAATGGTTTCGATGAAATCTGCGGACGTGTTATTGGAGTGGAGTCTTTGTATCCTATTAGAGACTTTGCAAATAGGGTGAGAACACAGTTTGAACGAGCAACGGAAGCTGTTGGTCCGTTTACAACCAGAACGCCTTCTATCGGGCAGATGGGTGGTTCGGCAACCCGTGGTATGGATTACATGGTCAACTTGACAAACGATGGAATCTTCCGTTTGGCTTCTGACCAGAATAAAACAATCCGTCCTGAATACTCTACTTATGTTTATATTCACTTCCTCGCAAGATAATATTAGAGGGAATATATTTATGGCGAGGACCAATGCGTCTCCTAAAGTTTATAACCAAAGGGCAAGCAGTTATTCAGGGTGACTCTTTACGCTGTGCAGCACCCAGAGCAAATGATAGTCGTAGATCTTGCAACAAGCTTTTAGTAAAGATTAATGAACAGGGTCAAATAGCTGGCAACTTCCGGTGCGAAAGATGCCATCAAGAGATAGAAGTTAAACTCGCTCCTGCGAGAGAAGATTTAGCAAAGTAATGAATAGTCCTTCTCACAAACGGCTGAACGACCGTTGGATACGAAAACCCACGTCCCGGTATAAACAACTGATTAGAGTAGCCGGGTATCGTAAATTAGATGTTACGATTACGTTAGATGAATTTACCCAGTTGATAGAGCAATCTTGTTTTTATTGTAAGGGTTCATTACCCGCAACTGGTTCTGGATTAGACAGGTTAGATAATAAAATGGGATATGTTCATGGTAATATTGTCCCGTGTTGTAAGCGTTGTAACTTTGTAAAAGGTTGTTTAGAAAATGCTGGGTTTCGATATCCTAGAACTGAAGAGCTCCTTAGAGAGTTACTAAAGACAAATTTGGAGAATTGAATAACATGGCTACTAAAAAGACCACCGTTGACCAACTTGATTGGAATGATAAGCAAGTTCAGACTGAACTAGTCCGTATGGAAACTATTTTCCGTACTAGTGGAATTGACCCAGTCGAAAACAAAAGGATTACGATGTCAGACGCTTTGGATATTCCAAACGCTGCCTTCCTTATCCCTAGAGTTCTAACAACCTTCGTGCAAGAAGGTATTGAACCAATGTTGATTGGAACTAGCTTGCTACAGCGCATTGATTACGTGCCTGGTATGCAGACAGTATTCCCAGCTATTGACGTCCTCACAGCTCGTGAGGTTGGCGATGGTATGGCACTTCCAATTTTCAATATCAACGTTGGTGGAGCACAGACCTTCGGTGTGACAGTCAAGCGGCATGGATTGTCTCTCCGAATCTCGGAACGCTTCGTTGAACAGTCTACTTATCCATGGATCCAGTACTGGATGAGGTTGGCTGGTAATGCTCTGGCCCGCCATAAAGAAGAGTTCATTTTTAACTTCATTACAGGTCTAGGCACGGTCATCTTTGATAATAGCCCGGCTGCTCGTACGGCTGGTGCTTCAGTACAACCTGTTAAAGGTATCACAACTGGCCGCAACCTAAAGGGACAGTTCAATGGTTCCATGACCGCGGATGATGTGTATGATATGTATGCACAAGTCCTGATGCAAGGTTTCATTCCCGACATGATGCTCATCCATCCTATGTCGTGGCTGCAATGGGTCAAGGATCCTGTCCTCCGTGAATTTGCTATCCAAGCTGGCGGTGGTTCTTTCTTCGCCCAGTTTACAGGTGACCCGTCTACAAAGGCCAATCCATTCTTCAACTTTGGAGGAATGGCTGGAGGACAAGGACAAACTGGTCAGTATAGTCAAGGTAACCTGTCTGGTGGACAAACATCTACATCAGCCGGCCTGCCACAGAATCAACGTACTGCTCCTACACTTCCTAACTATCTAGGTTTGCCTTTCCGAATTGTAGTCAGTCCGTTTATGTCTTTTGATCCTATCAATCGTACCGTAGACACTCTCTTGTTCAACAGCCAGAACCTTGGTGCTCTTATCGTTGACCAAGATCCTCATGTTAACTCTTGGGATGACCCAATGTATGATCTACGTAACATTGGTATTGAAGAGTCTTATGGTTTCGGTATCTTGAATGAAGGTCAGGCAATCGGTGTGGCAAAGAATATCAAGCTTCGTCCGAACGAGATCGTTCTTCCAGCCCGTTCTATTATGGACATCGGTGTCCAACAGGCAGCTGGGAACTTCCAGACTTACGAGAACGTGCAAGTCTTCGGTGCAGCCCCAATCGATCCTACAGCTTCCAGCTTGTCGGATCTGCCTTCCAGCGACTAAATATAAGTTGGCGGCATAGAAAGAAACTTGAGGTGGCCTAGTGATTTTGGTCCGGTGGACAAACTGGGCTTAGACATTAGACCACCTTTTTTGTTGAAATCAACAGTTTAAAGAGGAATCCAAAATGGCAACTCCATCTTACACAGTTCCATCTACACAAGCTATCAGTCTACAATTGCCCCAGCCTGCAGTGAATGGAGCTGTGGTGTGGTCTGAGACCCCATCTATTGGGCACATCATTCCTACTAATGATGGTCAGTCTGCTTTGTTTAGTCCAGGGCCTGCTGTGTTTCCATTGACAGCGGCTACGTTAAATAGTGCTACTGCCGCATTAGTGTTGACAGCAGTGGCAGCTTCTAGTGGTGGTACAGCAGTTTACACAGGTACAATTACTGGTGGTGCGGCTAATGCTCTGGTTGGTCAAGTATTTGTTGTTGCCGGGTTTGTGGGTGCCTATAATAATGGGACATTCCTCTGTACGGCTTCCTTGGCTACAACTTTAACATTGTCTAATGTCAGTGCACAGGCAGAAACACATGCTGGTACAGCTCAAGCAGCTGTTACCCATACAACTTATACAGGTACATTTGGAACTGCAGCTATCGGTAACGGACTAGCTGGAGTTTCAATTGTTGTAGCAGGTATGGCTGATGCAGCCAACAATGGTACATTTACCATATTGTCTTCTACAGGTACTCAAGTTGGTGTGACTAATGCTTCTGGAGTAACTAGAACTACCCAGACTGGAACAGCTACGGCTGCGGCTGTTACAAGTACAACAGTAACTGCAGTTATCACACCAAGCGTTGGTGTTTGGAAGCCTGGACATTTATATCGTGTTGGGGATCAGATCGTTGATGTCAATGGACATACCCAACAGGTCACTGCTGGATCAAGGAATATACAATCAGTTTTTACTCCTTATGCCGGCAAGATTCCAGGTAGTATTTCTATGCTATTAACTGGTGGTTCTGCTACAAGTACAGCACCGTCTGGTATTCCTTTGTCTGGTGGTTCTGTTGCCATTACTGGTATCTCGGCTACAGTTCCTTCTACCTTTGTAGTTGGTCAGACAGTTGTTATATCAGGTATGACAACTACAGCTGCTCCTTTGAATGGGAGTTGGGAGTTGTTAGCAGTTGGGGCAAATAGCCTTACCCTCTATTATAATGGTTCTCCTCTTTCTGCTGTTTCTTTGACCGCGGCCAGCACGGTTTCGGTATCTGGTGATGCTACGCAATTTGGTACAGAATATGGTGGAAGTATAGTCAGCGGAACTGTACAGTATGGTACAGTGTTAAACCAAGGTCAGGGTATTAATGGTGATTGGCCAGCTGGTGCATCGTCCGCTCTTACTGGTAATACCAAGAAGCCTTATCCAACAACAGGAGCTACCGTCATTTGGGTAGGTTGTGGTTTCTCGGCTGGTCCTCATTCTTATGGTGCTTTAGGAGTACCAAGTTTTGATGGACCACAGCAAGACTTTTCTACACCTACTCCAGGTACTGGTTATGGTAATGATACACGAGCCCAATATGCTACTTACTCTGAAATTGGTGCTCATGGACTTATTCCTTATTATGATGACGCGGGTAACCTTATAACAAGTGGTTGGCAAGTTGCAAAGGGTACACAGACTTTTAGTGAATCTTTGATCCTCACGGCGCCAACATTTAGTACAGGTGGTGGTACTACCGTAGATGGTGAGTTAACTTGGACAGATGAAGGCTTGGTTTCTACAGTAACTTATAATGCCAATCTCACGGTGTCGGCAACAGCTGCTCCTCCTGTTGGTTCTTACGTAACACTTGGTGCATAATAACAGTATGTGACCCTGGAGGTCCTTATGTCTAATATAATTCAGTTCCCTACAAAGACTGATTATACTGGGAAGATAGTTTCAGTCTCACCTGAAACTCCCTTGTCTCGTTTTCAGTGCCGCGGATTCGTTGTCTTCAAATCCAAGCCTCAAGTAGTCGGTCCTGATGCCGACATGGATGCTATTCAAGTTGCTATCTTGGATGGTCGTCTCCTCGAACTTGCTCCTGGTGTTGCTACCAAAACAAAGAATGCTAGTCTAAACCCAGCTGGTGAGTTAGGGGATACAGATAAAAAGATATTCACCCTGCAAACCAACGAGGGTCTTATTGTGCTTACTACCGAGAGTGTAGAACAATCTATGGCGATTGAGAAAGAACTACAAGAAACTGGACAGTTAGACCTCTCCCATTTCCCCTACCTACAAAAGAGTAAAGCTGCCGTACCTCATCTTAGTGCTATTACTATCACTGATTTAGAGCCCGAGAAACCTAATGAGTAATCCCACTATCCTATCGGTAGTCCCAATTGCAAATGCGACTGATGTAGTGTTGGGTTCATCTATTATTGTAGTCTTCTCGGAACCTATAGATACCGATTCAATCAATAATGCTACATTTGTTCTTACCGGTCCAGACTATAGTTCTGTTATAAGTCCCGGGCAATTCACAGAAGTTAATCCAATACCCAGTCAAGGCAGAGGTTACATTCTTGGTACGTTTGGATTCTCTACCAAGACTTATTTAGTATGGGCTCCTATTACTGCTTATGCTGTGGGGGCTCAAGTACTTGATAGTAATGGTAGTGTACAGACTGTTAGTGAGGCTGGTATTTCTTCTCCTTATCAGCCGGCCTGGCTAACAACAGTTGGAGACACTACTATAGATAATGATATTCCAGTATGGCAAGCTTTAATGCTTAATCCATTTAGTCAGTTCATATTGGATTCTAATTCTAATCTACAAAAGGTTACTACAACTGGCGGAGGCACAACAGGAAGTGCAGTTCCATTATGGAATAAGACTTTAAGTGGTACTACATTTGATGGTAGTCTTGTATGGACTAACTACGGGCCTCTCAATCCTATTGTTTGGGTAAATGGCGGCATAGCAAATAGTGGTGGTACTGTAGTAACCTTTACTCCATCTAGACCTTTAGCTCCTGGTATCGTTTATACAATACTAATTGTAGGATCTGATTCAACGTTAGCTTCTACTTTTGTCCATGACCTTTCTGGTAATAATCTGTTACAATCCTATCAATGGTCTTTTACTACAGGTACCATGGATGTAGCTACTCCTCCTACCCAGAATCCTATACCACCTCCCAAATCTTTTATTAACCCAGGTCAGATACAAGTTATTCCTAGACCCGCTCCGGGAGCTGATGATCCAAGTATCTCTTCTATCTCTGTTATTGAGCTTATTTTTCCAGCTCCAATCAATCCGGATAGCTTTGATCCAACGCAGTTGCTTATAGGTATTGAGCCCATCATGGGGGATCCTGATGTGATGGTTCCTCCTGGTGCCAGTGCTTCTTATATTATTCAGGGTAATAAACTTATAGTTACGGTAACAGGAGTATAATGTGGCCGACTATAATCTGGCTATCACATTTGTACTCACTCTTGAAGACTCTTCTGGCCGCGGCAAAGTCACCGTCGACTCAGATGGGACGACTCGTTATGGTTTGCTCGACCGTTGGCATCCTGACCTTACTACGCAAGGGTTTTACACGATGCCGGCAGATGAAGCCCTCGTTATTGCTAAAACGTGTTATCGGACACAATACTGGAATCATATTAGTGGAGATGGCATCACCTCGAATATCGTCGCTGCGCAGATCTTTTCAATCGCAGTCAACGATGGTATTACATGGGCTACAAAGATGTCACAAGGCGTTTTGGGGCTAGTCCAAGATGGTGTATTAGGAGATCAAACTCTTACTGCTATTAACAGTATGGATCCAACAAATTTCATAACTGCTTTCAATATGGCTGCGAAAGCAAGATATGCTGCTATTGTTCAAGCCCATCCAAATAAAGTTGGAGACCTACAAGGGTGGTATAATAGAGTAGATTTAATTAGCACCTTCAAAGGATAAGTATGAAATGGTGTATAACACCTCTTTATAGTTTCTTCGGTGGGACAACAGAGTTCTATGCCTTTGTTTTCACCGGGGTATCTATATTCTTTGCTTTTAAACATATGCTGACCCTTGAATTCGTAGGGGCTATTGGTGCTATCCAAGCTATTATTACAGCTAATGATATTCATAATGATGTGGCAGTAACTAAAGTGATTGTTAATACTGGACAACCAGCAGATCCAGAGTTTCCAGGAGATCCTCATTAGGCGAAGTAAGTCTCGCTTCTTAGAGACGAAGCAAGCCTAACTTAGAAGGAGATTATATGGTAACACCACCAACAGGAATAGTAGCAACTGTAGAGAAAGACTTTGCACTTGTCTTCACCAAATCTCATATTATAATGGCAGTTATTATTCTTGCTTGTTTGCTGGGGCTGGCGTGGTTCTGGAAAGATCATGCTGCAGCTAGTGCTGATCTCGCTGCCGCCGTGGCTGATCAAAAGGCAGTAGCAGCAGATACATTGAATAAGCAACTACAACAGCAAAACACAGTCACCCAGCAACAGACACAAGCACAGATTGCCGCTCTTACTATACAAAATCAATCGCTTCAAGCACAAATAGCTGCACTTGTTAATGCTATATCTACAAGAAACACAGTGCTAGTTACACAGCAGAAAACCGATGCTACATTGCCTCCTACAGACTTATCCACTCGCTGGCAAAGTCTTGTACATATGCCTACTGGTGTTGTACCTTCTACTAGTGGTTTTTCTGTAAGTCCACCTGCAGCTGTAGCAACAGTTCAAGAGCTTGAAAGTATAGATACCATAACTGCTGATAACACTGATTTAAAGCAGCAAGTAGTTGATTTAGATGGAGTTATAGGACACGATGGGACAATAATGTCGGCATCAACTGATGCTCTTATCAGTGAGAAGAAAGCCCACGCATCCGACCAAGCTACTTGTACAACAGACCTAGCAGCCAAAGATGCTACCATTAAACAAGTAAAAGCCGACGCAGCAAAAGGTAAAGCAAAATGGTTCATCATAGGTGGTATTATTGGTGAAATCTTTCACGTAGCTATTTCACATACATTATAAGAGGTACCTATGTATTACGCTGGAGATACTTATCATTTCATTCTAAATATTCCCACTATAGCAGGGACTCCTACTGTTACTAGTGCTCCTTTGATTACAGTCTTGGATATAACTCTTCCAGGCTCTCCTATTGTGACTGGCGCCACTATGACTCTTATGACAGGCACCAGCTTTCTGTATTATTATTCATTTGCTATTCCAAACGTTTCACCAAAAGACTATGTAGCAATATACAGTTATGCAGTTAGTAACTCCCAGACCTTGGGCACAGCTACAGTAGCAACTTGGGCAACTAATGTCGCTACATTCACATTCCCTTTGCCTTTGCCAGCTGATGCTGTTCCAGGTTCATTACTTACTACTACAGGTTTTACATCTACAGGTACCGGTAGTTTCAATGTTACGAATGCTCCTATTCTAACTGTCAATCCAGCAACAGGTGTTATTACAGTTGCTGATATTGGTACTACTTTGGTTGAGACTGGTCTAGGATCTGGTACTGCTATCAAGAACACAGTAATATCTAATCAACTATTATCTGATTCAGATAAGGTTCATGTTGGAGATTCCAATATTCTAGGACAGGTAGCTTTGAATTCTACTGTTGCTCAAGATGCTACAGTAGCTAAAGATGCTACAGTTTTCAAGTCGGCTTCCTATATAGCTCCACAGAATGATCCTATGGTTCAGACTATCAATACAGCTACCACGACTATTCTTTCTAATAGCAATGCTGAAGTAACTCTTTTGGGTACTCTTTCAGCCGGTACACTTTCGGGTCTTCTACAGGATGTGTATGATAACCTCTTTGGATCATGGAATATTGACCAGACTGCAAACCCACCAATGCTATATATAAAGAGGATTAATGGAACGCCTATTGCTAGCTTCCAGCTGATTAACAATGCATCTAATACCCAAAGAAATACTATAACGTACCCGCCAGAAAGCAACGTTTAATACAAGTCTTATCCTCTTCTCCTTTAGGTATACTAACCAGAAGGAGAAGTTTGTATTTATAGGATACTTATGTCCGTAAACATTGTCGTTACTGTTCAATTACCTGAAGGCTTTGGACTTACGAATGGAGCTATTCTTCGTGAGCCTATGCAATTCCAAGTCATATCTGGTTTAACACCATATTATTCCTCCGTAGATATTGTCAGACTTCACGGTGGAGTGTATCTACGTAAGGTCTCTGATCTTACGCTGGCTGGTATGATCTATTGGCAGAGTAAACAAGCTGATGCCTTAACTTGGTCTTTGCCTATGATACCACCTTCATACGCTCCCTTTACTGATTTCCAAGAAGTCCATTTCCGTAACTTTATGATGGCTCGTTCTAGTTGGGTTACTTTTATGTGTGCTCAACAGCTGATCCTTAATATGTTTGATCTCAATGCTGTCCGCGGCAGCAAGACCTTGGCTAATTTCTCTGTTAGCAGGCAGGACTTCTCTAGCGATAGTGGAGTGCCTGGCAAACTAAAAGACCTGAAGCAACAGGTTCTAGATTGGGAGATAGCTCTCAAGAGCGGTGGTAATATAGGTCATAAGGGTCATGTCAAACCTCGCATGGCAGCCAAAAGTCTATATGATGACAGCGATAATACTCCTGGTCGTACATGGCTGAACTCTGGTCCTGGTGCCAATACATACTCCCTGACTGGTGTTAGTTCTGCCGGCGGCAGAAGCAAGACAGTAAAGTTCTATTCCCCAGTAGTAGTGGGTAATAGGATTGGAAGGTATTTTGGGCCTACAGTTTTAACATCCTGGCCAAGAGTGCCATCGTTCTAATATAGATTGAAGAGGATTAAAATGAACAAATCAGTTGAAACAACTCCTTTAGGTACTACTAGGAGTGTTATATTACAGGAAGGCTCTATGCCCGTACCTGATCCTACTGTACTAACTACTCAACAACTACATCGAGAGCTAGCAGCTCTACGAGAACTAATAGAAACACGTCTTAACGGTTATGATAAAGCCATTACCTTGTTGCAAACTACAATGGATAAATCTCCTAGTATTGGTGAGATGTATGCCAAACACGAGGAAATGTTTAAAAGTATTGCGACTGAGTTTTTAGAACGCGATAAAGCGTTAGTACTAATTCATGAATTCATTACGCAGCATCCTACGGTGATTGAGGCCACAGTAAACACGCTGCGTAATTTGCATGATGAGAAGTTCAACTCGATTCAGAAGCAGTTCAACGAACGGGATATACGCACGGAGCAAACGCAGCGAGACTCCAAAGTCGCTGTGGATGCGGCGTTGCAGGCGGCGAAAGAAGCTGTCAGCGAGCAGAACAAGTCAAGTGCTCTGGCAATTGGAAAGAGTGAAGCATCTACCACTAAACAGATTGACCAGATCAATGTTCTCGTTGCGAGTTCTGCCAAGGGCTTGGATGATAAGATTAGCGATATGAAAGATCGCCTGACTTCGCTAGAAGGTCAAAAGACAGGTGGTAGTGCTGTTTGGGGATATATGGTAGGGGCTGCTGGATTAATAACAGCACTTGGAGCTATCGTCGCTTTGATACTAAAACATTAAGGAATAAATGTCTATTAGCAATGTCTTTACTATCGATCAAAACTATCCCACATCTAACGCTCTTCTGGTCCCCGGGCCCAATCAAAGTACATATACTGTCTTTATATTCAACTACTCTGATTGGGCAGTTGGTAATCAGGATCCAATCTATGCGATAGCACAGAGTGGCGTTAATACGGATGGCACATGGAAAGGTGTGTTTGATCCTATTCTGCAGACCTATTCTCCTGTTACTCTTTCAGAATCTTCAATAGATGATACGCCAGCAGCTTATTATACAGTTGTAGCAATTAGTCCATCAGCTGTTATTATATTAGGGCTTCAAGTTGTAGCTCCGGCTACTACTACTTATATTCTTCCAGTTGTTGATGGTGGAACTGGTACTGATACTCCTTCTCTGATCGCTGGTGCTAATGTAATAATCACTGGCACATGGCCTGATCAAACTGTAGCTTCAACAGGTGGTGGAGGTGGAGGCCCAGCTACAGATCTTGAAACTACAGGTGCGGCAGTAAATGTAAGTTTATCTTCTCCTCCTACTCATGCAGGGGAGATCTTAATATCTCAGCCCGGCAACACAACAGCAGTCTGGGCTGATCCTTTAGTTCAAGGTATCCAAG